ACGAAACAGTTACGATTTTATCTAATGACATTTATAGCGAAATGACTTTAATTGAGAAATTTAAACTAGTCCATGATTTACGAATAAAAGATGAATATGTAGGTATGCACTTTGATGAAATACTAAAAGAAACCGTAATGATAGTTTTATCGGGCGAAGTCGCTCAAACAATAAGAGAATTATTACAAGGTGCAACAATTAGTTTTGGAGGGAATAACAATGAAATATCCGAGAGAAGTGTGGGCGGGGAGTCACATAAAGAACGCCCCGCAAATGAAAAGAAAAGTCGTCTTATCGAGGAATGATTATGCTATCTTTGTTAACGCTCAGAATAATAGGACAAATGTTTATACAACCGTTTATGACTTTGAACATTTTTCAGAAAAAGCAAAAATAGAATCCTCAGTTATTATTGATAGAATATTTTTAGATTTTGATGCTCATTCAGATAATTTAGAAATGGCTTGGCGTGATGTAAAACAGGTGATGGAATTGGTAATAAATAAAAATTATTTACATACTCTTTTCTTTTCGGGAAGAGGATTTCATTTATTCTTGTTTGGTAAGCGAGCAAAAGATATGAGAAGTGTTCAAGTTTTATTTAGAGAAATAAAAGAATATTTGATTTCTAAAGTTGGTAAAAACAATACTCTTGATGATAGAGTAGGACAAACAACAAGACTTAGAAGAGTTCCTAATACAGTAAATATGTCTTCTTCTGATAAGAACGGTAATCCCTATTATTGTATTCCGTTAACAATTGATGACCTTTCTAAAGACTTAGAGGCTATTCTTACTTTAGCCCAAAGACCCCGACTTATTCCTTTCAAGAAGGGTGGAAAAAATGAGGTCACATTTCCCGATGCCCCCCCAATCAAGGCGATAGAGGGCGAAGTTTCTGTGCCTAATACGATAGGAAAACTTCCAATGTTACCCTGTTTGCATAATGCCGTTATGACGGAGAATCCTTCGCATATGTCAAGAGCATACTTAGTATCTTGGTATAGAGATTTGATTTCGGGGTATCGTGATTTAGTTTCAGGAGAAGAAAAAATGAAAACTCTTGAGTTAATAGTTGAAGAACTAGAAAGAGTATTTGCTGATTCAGATACAGTATGGTTAGATTGGGATAAATTAGAAACCAAAAAACACGCAAGATTTACAGTATTTAATAATTACAATACTCCTCATTGTGATAAACTCATAAGCGAAGGATATTGCGTTGGTAAATGTTGGAGGTATCACGATGTTAATAATTGATTCAAGAGAAAATTCAAGACTTTCAAAATTAGTAATGCAAAAAGCACACGCATTACAAATCAAACATGAAAAGCGTTGGATTGAAATAGGTGATTATGTTTATGATGATGTTTGTTTTGAAGCAAAATCAGCAACAGATTTCTTAGGTTCAGTAATGTCCAAAAGATTATGGACACAATTAGATAATATGGATAGACATTATCAAACTAATGTTGTTATTATCTATGGTGAATTAGAGGAAGCAATACATAACATAATAACTAATTCTCCAAGTAATACACCAATTGGTTCAAGAAGTATTATGCTAAATAATAAATTTCTAGGGGCAATAGGGAGAATAGTATTAGATACAGACATAAAACCATTTTGGGTAAAAACAGAAGAAGAAGCAGCATTAATAATAACCGCAGTAAGCAAAATGAAACCATTAACAAGAGATACAATAGCACCACAAATATTTAAACGAATTACAACAGATGATTTAAGAATAGATTTACTTAGCAGTATTAAAGGCGTATCAATTAAAAAGGCAAAAGAATTAATAAAACAATTTGGTTCTATTATGGAAATAGGTGAGTGTTCAGAATTTGAATTACAAGCCATTGAAGGTATCGGAGAAACCTTAGCCAAAAGAATACTCTCCACATTACATTCAGAAGAGAAGGTGAAAATATGAATGAAGATTACAATGAAGAAGAATATATGGCTGCATTTGAAGAAAATGCAGGTGTATTTAGCGAAGCATTACCAGCGATTGTTAGAGAGTTTCAAGCGTCAGCAGTTGAAGTTTCTCACTATAATGACATACCAGCAGGAATAAGTTTCTTTACTATCTTAGGACAGATTTGTAAAGACTTTATTATTATTCCAAATGGAAGAAATCATGAAGATACAAGAGTCCACTTTTGTTGGGTTCAAACAAGCGGAACAGGAAAATCAACATTATATAACTTTGTTGGGCCGGTTGCAAATGGCGTATTTAAAATGATTAATGAATATAATAGGCATCCTCCTTTTGTTAAAGAAAACATTCCAATGAATAGAGTCTTTGACACATTTGGTGTAACTGATTATACTGATTCAGTTCTTATTGGTGGATATGATAAAGAAGTTGATGATGAGGGAGAAATCATCTATAATAGAAGACCCGGAGTTTTAGAGGGTAATGGTCTTGCTCATTGGGATGAATTTGAATATTCCGGTATCTTTAAACAAAGCCAGCATAAAGAAAATTCTATTGTGTATCTAAATACATTAATGAACTCATTAGCGGGAGAATCTTGGATTATTTCAAAAGCATTAACTTCTTTTGGAGGTATGATTATGGAATGTTTCTGTGAGCGTTCAGTATTGGCTATGACTTATCCTCCTAATAATCTAAACGATGTTATGGCTGAAAAGGGTGTTCTTCAAAGAATGTTATTATATGTTTGGGAAGTTCCTGAGTTTATTCAGCATAAGATGAGATTAGAGCAAATAGAAAAAGCCGGAACAGTTGAAGAAGTTAATCAGCCTATTACAAAGTATTCTAAAGGTTTATTTAATATCTATAAATTAACTCAAGAAAGATTTAATGAAGTAGGTGGCGACCCACTTAAAACTATGAAATATACCGAAGATTTCAACCAAGTATTGAGATTAGAATATGAAAGTATGCGTATGTATTTACAAAATACTAGAACCGATGTTGCAAAAATAGCGGGTAATTTTACCACCCGTTTGATGAAAATACTGTATAAAATGTCTGTTCTTTGTAGTGTCGCATCTGCGCCATCAATCAAAGAAAAAGATAAACAATTCGTTGTTACAGGGCATAATGTCCGTCAAGCGGCTACTATTGTCCGACAGTGTTATATGACATTGGTTGATTGGCTTGAGCGAAGCCTACGGGTAAAGCGACAAAGCATCGCAGAAAATTCGCTTGAATCAGTCTTTATAGAAGTATTTAATAAAATAAAGAAAGATGAGCAAGGTTTCGTCAATAAAACAACACTCCTAACAGAAGTTCGTAACAAGGCTAAAAAGTCAAGAGCGCAAGTGTATAGACATTATGAAGTGGTTAGACACAAGTTTGAAGAAGAAAAAGGTAGCGGTAATAGAACCTATGTTAGATTAATAAAAGGTGATGAAGAATGAAGTGGGAAAATACATATTTAGTATTTGAAGTAGCAAAAGGGCCAAAAGTAATTATTGAAACTTTAAACACTTATGGTGATGATGGTTGGGAATGTTGTTCTCAATTAATTGTTGCTGGTTCTCAGATTGTTTGTTTCTTAAAAAGAAGAACAGATATAGATGAAAAACCGAAAGTGGATAAAGAAACAGAAAAGATTTCTAAACTTTGGTCTAATGGTGAGTAATATGTCAGTGTTAGCAATTGACTTAGAAACTAAAAATATGTCTTATGACATAGGTGGGTTTGGTAATACCCATATGTTTCAAGTATCAACGGTTGCTACATGGGATGGTGCAAATGGAACTGTTTATGTTGATGAAGCAGTTGATTCATTTGCAAAGTCTGGACATATAATTAAACCATTATCTGAACTAAAATATGATTTAGATAATCATTTAGAGAAGGGCGGAGTCCTATTAGGACATAATATCAAAGCATTTGATTTGCCTATTCTTAGGGATTCTATGGATATTTTTTGTATTAATAAATACTTAAAAAATGAAAAGTTTATAGATACTTCAAGAATCTTGATGAAAGAGCATGGTGAAAGATTTCAGTTAAAAAATCTTGTAAAATGCACTATGAATGATGCTAAACTAATGGATAGTGCAGATGCCCCTAAATTATGGAAAATGGGGCAATATGATGAAGTCGTTGAGTATTGCATGAAAGATACTCAATTAGTATTTGACTTGTGGAAATACGGTCAAGAAAATGGAATAGTTAAAGCCTTTTCCTTAGAAAAAGGTGAACATAAAGAATTAGAGGTGAAATGGTAATGTCAGGCTGGGAATGGTTTGGTTTATTTGTATTTCTCGTTGTTCTGATGCTTTTGTTCTTTGCGGCATTTGGTGGAACTAATATCACCGATGAAAGCGTTGAAGAATATATGAAGCGTCTGATGGGCGAAGAAAATAAAAAGTGATTATATGGCATTAAAACAGGTTTGTCCTTATTGCAACGAATCAACGGTTGCAAGAAGGCTACTTGGTTTTTATGTAGGTTCACCCCAACAAGTTAAATTGTGGGAGTGTCGTGCCTGTAACGGAATATGGTCTGAAAAAACAATTTGAGGGGGGCTTCGGCCTCCCTCATTTTTTTTGGTTTTTCAAAAATTCCGATTTTTTATTTCGCTTATTATAATTTATATGGGCTAAATCAGAACGCAAGTGCCATAATTCTAAAAGGAATATTAGAAACAGCAACAATGCTCACTCCATCAAGTATAGTGCATTCAGCCTCAAATTCAGCATCAAAGGCTTGACCTGCACCTGCCGGTCTTGCACCGTCTATTGTCGGCCTAAATGTGCTAGTATTTGTTGCCCCTGTTGAATTAACGGAAAATCTAGAACCTGTATCGCTATTTTCTGTAACTTTAGTTATTGACCAAGAAAAGGTATATGACCCTGTTCCTCCACTTGGAATTACTGTTGCGCTTAATACACCAAAAGCCGTAGTAAAGGTAACAATTGAACCTGTTGCTACATCTGACATATCGGCTATATCTTGATATGAGGCTAAATCTAACTGTCCGGCTAAAGGTGTTGCCGCAACGCCATGTGAATAAGAATTAATTATAATTATTCCCATAATATCATGCCCTATGTCCATATAATGTAACTTTTAATCCTTTACCAGCAGTTGAAGAACCCACTTGGTCTATATCAAAGAATATAGCCGCATTATCCGCTAAAGCAGTATCGCTAATTACTGCGGCAGAAGCGGCAGTTTCCGAAGTAGTTTCATTTGCGTCAATACTTAATTTAGTGCTAAGAATTGTTCCTGATGCGGTTGCTTCGTTAATATCAACAATTATTGTTGCACCTTGAGGCGCAGTATTTACTGATGCTTTAACTTTAGTTAAAGTCATAGCAAACGGCATATGAAAAGTGGCTTTTCCTGTTCCTGTTGTTAAATCAGTTGTTTCATCTGATAAAGCAACAATAATAACTTCTTCAACTCCCTTTAATTGAATATTATTATCATGCGTATCGGCAGTAAATGAAGCGGTTTTAGCAGCCCCGCTACCGTCTTTAACACTAAATGTTAAAGTCTTATCATTAACAGTATTAGCAAAAGTAATATTATCAGAAGATTCTGTTATAGTCAATTCAGCGGCACTTCCTAAACTAAGTGAATTAGAATCTAAATTTCCTGTAATATCACAATCTCCTGCACCATCAACAGAAAACTTAGCGGCATTAGAATTATTTCTAACTTCAAAAGCAGTAGCGTTAGTATCTGTTCCTAATCTATTTACAATTTTTTTATCTGCATCTGTATTATCAATAATAAAATCTCCACCAGCAGACCCCACTGTAATAGTTGTTCCTGCACTTGAAGCCTCTATTTTCGACATTTCAGTTGGAACATTAGAAGCACTATAATATATACTTAATGCACCGTCTCTTCTATCTGTTCCTAAGTATTGTATATGCCTATTGTATTTATTAGTTTCATCCTTTTGTATTCTAACTATCGCAATAGGAATATCTCCTGCACCTAAAGCGGCTACAACATCTTTTGCTGTTGCTCGCCTTATTCTAATATTATTAGCATGATTAACTACAATTACATGATAAAAGTTTTCTCCTGTATTTCCTAATTCTTGAAAAGTAGTATGTCCATCTGTGTCTGTTCCTTCTGAACTATCAGTAGCAACAGTAGTTACTTCAGTC